ATCCAAGAGCTTTTGAAGTACTTGGCCAGCTAATTAAAAATAATGCAGAAATTGGGGAGAAAATTCTTAAACTCCATAAGAGAAAGAAAGACCAAGATAAAGAAGACAGACCTGCATTAACCCATAAAGGTGATACCAACAACGTATTTATAGGATCGACAGCCGAACTACAGAAGATGTTACGTGATGAAAAGATAATAGACGCGACTGTAGAATTACCAAATGAGTGATGAACAAAACTACTATTTAGGAAATCCTAATGTCCGAGGAGCAGACGTTGAACATCCGTGGACTAAAGAGGAATTAATTGAATATGAAAAGTGTTTAAAAGACCCTGTATATTTTGCAAAAGAATATTGTAAAATTATTAATCTTGATGAAGGATTAGTACCATTTACATTATATCCATATCAAGAAAAAATGTTTGAACATTTTGAAGATAATAGATTTAATATTGTTTTAGCATGTCGTCAAAGTGGTAAATCAATTGGAGTTTGCGCATATCTTTTATGGTATGCTATATTTAAAGGTGAACAAGTATTAGGTATTCTAGCGAATAAAGAAGTTATTGCTAGGGAAATGTTGGGTAGAATTACCCTTATGTTAGAAAGTCTTCCATTCTTTCTTCAACCTGGATGTACATCTCTTAATAAAAAATCCATATCATTCTCAAATAATTCAAGACTTATAGCATCAGCTACATCCTCAAGCTCTATTCGTGGTATGTCACTTAACTTAGTATACCTCGATGAGTTTGCATTCGTAGATAATGCTACAGAATTTTATACTTCAACTTATCCTGTAATCTCAGGAGGTACAACATCTAAGGTTATTATTACGTCTACTGCTAATGGTATAGGTAATATGTTCCATAAACTATATGAAGGTGCTATTCAAAATACAAATGAATTTGTTCCATATAGGGTTGATTGGTGGGATGTACCAGGAAGAGATGAAGCATGGAAACAAACAACCATTGAAAATACCTCTCCATTGCAATTTGACCAAGAATTTGGTAACTCATTTCATGGTACAGGTAATACATTACTATCTGCTGATATATTATTAGCTTTAAGAGCAAGTCAACCTACTGATGAATGGGAAAATTTAAAAATATATAAACGTCCTATAGAAGACCATAATTATATAATGACAGTGGATGTATCAAAGGGAAGAGGCCAAGACTATTCCACATTCACACTCATTGATGTAACTGTTAATCCATTTGAACAAGTATGTGTATTTAGAGATAATAATATGAGTCCCCTATTATTCCCTGATGTAATATACAAATATGCTACATATTATAATATGGCATACGTTGTAGTGGAATCAAATGATGCTGGACAAGTAGTATGTAATGGTTTATATTATGATTTAGAATACGAGAATGTATTTGTAGAGAGTATGATTAAAGCAAGTGCAATTGGTATAACAATGACTCGAAAGGTTAAAAGAATTGGTTGTTCTAATATAAAAGATATATTGGAACAAAAGAAATTAATAATCCATGATGAAGATACTATACGAGAAATGAGTACATTCATCGCAAGAGGTAATTCATATGAAGCAGACCATAATTCCTTTGATGATTTAATGATGAATTTAGTTTTATTTGGATGGTTTTCATCTACAGTATTCTTTAAAGAATCAACTGATGTTAGGCTAAAACATATGTTATATAAGGAAAAAGTTAAACAATTACAAGATGAAGTCATCCCGATTGGTAAATTACCTCAAGATGGAGGGTTACATCCATTCGGAAAGGAGTGGAAAGTTTGGAATGGTTAGTTTTTATAAATAAGTATATTGAGATAATCACGTATTATGAAAACTTATAACAACATGACAAGGGAGAAATAAATGGCATTTCTAGTATCGCCTGGTGTACAGGTAAAAGAAATTGATCTGACTAATGTCGTTCCGTCTACATCGTCAACAATAGGAGCTATGGCTGGTGCATTCCAGTGGGGTCCTTGCGAAGAGGTTACTACTGTAACGTCGGAAACGGAGTTAGTTAATAAGTTTGGAAAGACTAGTGCAGAAACATTTGAAAGTGTTATGACAGCGGCTCAATTCCTAAGCTATGGCAACAATTTAAAAGTTGTTAGAGCAGTAGGAACATCAGCACGTAATGCAACACTATCAGGCACTGGTATTCTAGCTAAAAATGATGACCACTTTAGTACATTAACACCTGCAGCAGCTGATTGGGTTATGGCCCGTCACCCTGGTGTATTGGGTAATGCATTAACAGTGGAAGTAGCGACTAACCCAACATCTTGGGCTGGTTCAGCGCTTTGGAAAACATGGACTGAAAGTGCTCCTGGCACTTCAGCTGGAGCTGCAGCAGTAGGCGGTTCAAATGATGAAATACACGTAGTAGTCAGAGACTTTACAGGGGAAATAACAGGCACGGCTGGCGAAGTACTTGAAGTACATAGTTACTTAAGTCAAGCAAGTGATGTTAAAGACACTGATGGTACATCTTTATATTATAAAGACCGTATCAATACAACCTCTGAATGGATTCGTGTCGGCAACCACGCAGCAGCATTAACAGATGCTGGTGAATCAGCAGCGGGTAATGCATTTACACAAGTAAATGTATTTTTTGCTAACATAGCTGGTGGAGTAGATGATAACGCATTGACAGTAGGTGAAATTACTGCTCAATACGATAAATTTGCAGACGCGGAGACAATTGATGTAAACTTAGTGTTCCAAGCAAACTCAGGTTTGAGTGCAGCTGATAACATTACACTAAGTAATCATATAACTGCACTATGTGCAGCAAGAAAAGATGCAGTAGGCTTTATCTCACCAGAGAGAGCAGCTACAGCAAATGCAGCAGCACCATACACAGCAGTAACAGCATGGAGAACTGGTTGTACCTCAACGTCTTATGGCTTTGCGGATTCAAGTTCTTTATATGTGTATGACAAATATGAAGATGTATATCGTTATATTTGTGCAGCGGGATCAACAGCTGGACTAGCGGCTAACGCCGATACAGTTGCAGATGCATGGTTCTCACCAGCTGGATTTACACGTGGTAATGTTCGCAACGTTACTAAACTAGCATATAATCCTAATCAGGCGGATAGAGATACTCTATACAAGCAGGGTGTAAACCCAATTGTTACATTCCCTGGTTCGGGTACAGTGTTATTTGGTGATAAAACTTTACAAAATAAACCATCAGCGTTCGATAGAATCAATGTTCGCAGATTGTTTATTGTATTGGAGAAAGCAGTAAGTACAGCATCTAAAGCATCATTATTCGAATTTAATGATGAATTTACGAGGGCTCAATTTAGAAATATGGTTGAACCTTTCTTGAGAGATGTGAAAGGAAGACGTGGTATTACAGACTTTAAGGTTGTTTGTGATGGAACCAATAATACTGGTGCCATTATAGATACTAATAAGTTTGTTGCTGATATTTATGTCAAACCTGCAAGATCTATTAACTACATTACTCTTAACTTCATTGCGACTCGCACTGGCGTTGAGTTTAGTGAAATCGCGGGAGGTAATTAAAGATGGCAATATTAGGCGTAGATGATATGAAGGCCAAACTAGTTGGCGGCGGTGCTAGACCTAATTTATTCAAAGTAACGATGGCTTTTCCATCATATGTTACTGCGGATGTATCTTTAGCATCATACATGTGTAAAGCATCTTCTTTACCAGCAAGCACAATTGCACCTATCGAAGTTCCATTTCGTGGGCGTCAATTGAAAATTGCAGGTGATAGAACGTTTGACCCTTGGGGTGTTACCGTTATTAACGATACTGACTTTAATGTACGTAACTCTTTTGAACAATGGATGAATGGTATTAATCAGCACCAAGAGAATACAGGGCTAACACAGCCTAGTTCTTATATGGCTGATATGATCGTTGAGCAATTGGACAAAGATGGTACAGTGAAGAAGACTTATAATATGAGAGGAACCTGGCCTACTAGCTTAGGAGCAATTGAAGTAAGCTATGATACAGGTGATGTCATTGAAGAGTTTGAAGTTGAACTTCAAGTTCAGTATTGGGAATCTAATAAGACAACGTAAATCATCGATATAACATTAAGGAGTGCCTTAGGGCACTTCTTTCTAAGTGTATAAATAAATATATTTAGAAAGAAGTGTAAAGGATTATTTAAATGGCAGACAATAACAGCAGATCACTATTTGGTTGGCAAATACAAAGAAAGCAACCAGAAAATATCAAACCAGTATCGTTTACCCCAGATAACGAGGATGGTGCGTTTGAAATTTCCCCTACAGGTGGATACTTTGGTCAATATATGGACCTACAGGGTGATAAGTTTCAAAACGATAAAGAACTAATAATGAAATATCGCACGATAGCCCAATATCCTGAGGTTGATTTGGCTGTTGAAGATATATGTAATGAAGCTATTACAGTTGAGTCAGGTAAAATTCTTAAATTAGACCTTGATAAACTAGAACAATCAAATAAAGTTAAAGACTTAATTCATATGGAATTTGAAAAAATTCTTGCCTTAGTTAACTTCCGTAATAACGCATATGATATATTTAAGCGTTGGTATGTTGATGGTAGGTTATTCTTTCATGTTATTGTTGACCCTAAAAACCCTGGTGACGGTATAAAAGAATTAAGACCAATTGACCCAACTAAGATTCGTAAGATTAAAGAGACTGAAAAGGTTAAAGACCCTAAGACTGGTGCTGAACTCATTAAAGATGGTGCAGAATATTACTTATATCAAGATGAGAGTATGTATCAAAGCAGTGAAGGATTACGTATTAATACAGATGCTATTATTCAAGTTAACTCTGGTTTATTAAACGAAACAAGAGATAAAGTAATAGGTTATTTAAATAAAGCGCTTAAGCCATTAAACCAATTAAGTATGATGGAAGACTCCCTTGTTATCTATCGTATATCAAGAGCACCAGAGAGACGTATATTTTATATTGATGTAGGTAATCTCCCTAAAGGTAAAGCTGAGGAATACCTTAACAATACAATGAATAGGTATCGTAATAAGATTGTATATGACCCTACAACTGGAGCTATTAGAGATGAAAAGATTCATCGTAATGTTATGGAAGACTTTTGGTTACCTCGTAGAGAAGGTGGTCGTGGAACTGAAATTGATACTCTACCAGGTGGTGCAAATCTTGGAGAGATTGAAGATATACAGTATTTCCAACAGAAGTTATATAAGGCTTTAAACATACCAATGTCAAGATTAACAGAAGCAGATGCGTTCTCAATAGGCCGTTCATCTGAAATTACTCGTGACGAACTTAAATTCCAAAAATTTATAAACAGAATTCGTGTTAAATTCTCCAATATGTTTTATGAAGCATTGAAGAGACAACTTGTTCTTAAAAACGTTATTAAAGTTGATGAATGGGCTGGCATGAAAGATGGTATAACCATCGCATACAGTAGAGATAATTATTATGCTGAACTTAAGGATAGTGAAATCCTTAGAGAACGTATAGAAATGGTACAGATGATGGACGAATATATTGGATTATTCTGGTCTAAAGAATGGATACGCCGTAATATTCTGAAATTAAATGATGATGATATCAAACAAATCGCTAAGGATAATGAAAAAGATCCATTAGATTCAGATGATATTAATCCTGATTTGAGTAATTCAGCTATATAAACTAATTGTATACGAGGTGTATACATAAAGTTTACTGGAAATAAACAATTTTATAAATAAGATAAAGAGAGACTATGAGTACAAGAGATTTAATTGATAATATTAAAAAGGGTGACGCAATGAAGAGTAATAATACTTTTAATAGTATTATGCATGATAAACTCATTGATGCGTTAGATACACATAAACAAGAAGTTGCTTCTAAATTGTATGGAGCGACAAACGATGCTCCAGTTGCAGAAGAACCTGCGGTGGAGACACCAGAAGGAGAAGCAACCGATGTTGAAGTTTAAAGAATCATTCAGTGAAGTAATCGAAGCTAAATTAAAGCTCCCTAAAGGTGAAAAGGTAGCCAAGGAATTAACCAAACTTGGAAGAAAGAAGAAGACATCAGCAGTCATTACAAATAAATTTAATTTGTATATTAATGATGTAAGAGTTGATGGGTATTCTTCGATGAAGAAGGCTGAGAATGCCTTAAAAGATTTCTTAAATTTAATGGGAGCTTAAATGAAACTAATTGCGGAATATACTAATACCCAGCTTGGATATTCAATCCAAGAAGGAAAAAATGGAAAGAAGAATACATTTTTAGAAGGTGTATTCATGCAAGCTGAGAATAAGAATAAAAATGGTAGAATTTATACCAGAGAAGTTCTTACTTCTGCAGTTGATAAGTTCGTAAACGAACAAATAATTACGGGCCGAGCGGTGGGAGAATTGAATCACCCCGAGGGTCCATCCATTAATTTGGATAAAGTTTCGCACAGAATTACCGAACTCAAGTGGGACGGTAACAATGTGATGGGAAAAGCACTTATATTGGATACGCCAATGGGTAAGATCGTAAAGGGTCTTGTCGAAGGTGGTGTTCAACTTGGAGTGTCTAGTCGTGGTATGGGAAGTTTGGAAATGAAAGATGGTGCCAATTATGTTAGGGATGACTTCATGCTTAACACTATTGATATCGTTCAGGACCCTTCAGCACCTAATGCATTTGTTAATGGCATTATGGAAGGTGTTAGTTGGGAAGCGGACGGGCATGGTCATTTCACCCAAACAATTGAAGAAGGTGAGACAGAAGTGAAAGAGTCTAAAGAGTGTTTCTCGGAAGAGCAACAATCAGCAGGCTTCGAGCATTTCCTCTCTAAACTATAATCTCTAAAGGAGAAAACAATGTCTGAAATTATTAAAGACGAAGTTGTTGAGGAAACTGTAGACGAGGTTATTGTTGAGGATACGCAAGTAGAAGCTGAGGAATTAGATATTCCAGAGGCACCTCTAACAGCAGCTCGTACAGTATCAGCAATTAAGGCTTCTCTGACAGAAATGTCAAAAGAAGACCTTGACGGAATCTTTGAAGCAGCGGAGAAAGCTAAAGCTAAGGCTAAGGCAGAAGACCATGATGAAGAAGATGAAGATGAAGATGAAGACGAAGTTGATGAAACAGTAGATGACGCTGGTGATACCGCAAAAGGTAAAACTGCGCAGTCAGATAACAAAGCCGACAAACTTAATACTAAGAAAAA